AACCCAAGGACATGGATGACATTGCACAGCGCGATAGTGAGGATTCTCCTTGGACAAAAGTCGTTAAGCGATCTTTACCAACTACTAATAAAATGTGGACTACTAGTGTACTAGATTTGACGAAGTTGGTTGAGAAAAATTTAGTTTATGGTACTGTGGTGATTGGTGATAAAGTCATGATGGTAAATGCTTTGTTTGTAAAGTCTAATCTAGTTATCATTCCGGATCATTACTTTCATGGGGACTCTATTTTGAATGTTACATTCAGGAAAAAGAATCCAGATTGTTCTGGTGGAAAATTTGTAGCTAGAATTAGTCGACAATCCAGTTATCACATACCTAATACCGATTTAGTTATTTGTTATTCAACCACTGGTGGTTCCTTTAAGGATTTGACACCCTATTTGCCGTTAGGTCAACATAGGGCTTGCCAGTTCTCCATGTTATGGAGAGCAAAGAATGGTGAGTTAAATACTTATGAAGGGGTTACCATACCTAAAATGACTAGTAATGGTGTTAAAACTTTTGATGGAGGAGAATATGCTAATTTGTCCACACTTACCTTTAGAGGTATGTGTGGTGCAACATTGATATCTCATGGTAAAGTAACATCTATTTTAGGATTTCATTTAGGTGGTAGATCAGGTACTCGCAAAGGTTGCTATGGCGTTTTGACTCGTGAAGCTTTTGAATTAGCAGAAGCGCACCTTCGAGATGTTGAAGGTGTCCTAATAACAGGATCTGCTGAGAAGTTTGAAGTACAAGTTCTTGAGAAAGAAATTTTGAATGATGGATCTATTCATCCAAAATCACCTCTCAATTATATGCCTCATAATTCACAAGTCGAATATTATGGCCAGTGTGCAGGTCGTGCATTAAGTTTTTCTAATGTACGAGTTACACCTATTAGCCATATCGTTATGCAAGTAACTGGAGTACCTAATATTTGGGGACCACCAAAGATGAAACCAGATTGGTTTGGCTGGCAAACATGTTTAGCCAATCTCTCTGTACCTGCATTACCATATGATCATGAATTACTATCTATTTGTGTTCGTGATTATAAAGGTGCATTGGATAATATTTTCCGCAATGGGTTGTGGAATGGGTGTAGACCCCTTGAATATTACCAAAACACTTGTGGTATTCCAGGTAAGAAATTTATGGATGGTATCAAATTAGGAACATCTATTGGATTCCCTTTAACAGGTAG